GTAACTTTCATCCCCAAGCACTCATAAACTCATCCATACTGAATATCTCATCAGTACCAGTCTCTTCTACCAACTCATCATAAGTCATTTCTTTCAGCATCTCCAAGTATTCTTCGGGAGTTGCATCTTCATCTGGATCGAAATCATCATGACAAAGAAAAACATACTCATTGTAGAGTGCGTCGATCAGTTGTTCTTTAGTAAAAATCACAATATCCACTCCTGGGGAACAAATACAACTCCACAATCACCACAATCATTTTCTGCCACTATCCACTCCCACCATTCTTCACACAATGGTTCCGATCTACTTTCATCTTGTTCACCATCTTCACTCATCACGGCATCGATTCTTTGTTTGGCACTGAGAAGCAAATTGTCAAGTTGTTTAGCAGTTAGAGGATTCATTTTTTGTCAAGATGATTGAACCAGGGGGAAAAGAGTGCTAGTGCTGCCCAAGCAACACCAGCAGAAATAATGAGAAAGTATATCATCTTACATACAAATAAGCACCTGCCCAATCAGCATTCTTAAGCAACCATTCACGTTGCTCAATAATCCTAAGATCATAACGTACACCTTTGGCAGGAGACTTGAACGATGCAGACTTATAGACTTCACCAGTCTTTTTATCTACAAATGCATGAACACTGCGAGAACCGTTAGCATTCATGATAATCTTGTGATACTTACGACCAGACTCAAAGGTAAAGTCATAATCACACTTACCATTCTTCAGATCTTCAATACATGAAAGATGATACTTAACCGCAGTATCAGTGTTTCCTTGTAAACGGAAAATGGCATTACTGTGAGACTTGATGCTGTAATCAATATAGTTTTGACGCAGAGCATCACATAGCATGAACGTCCACTTAGTCACGTTCAATTGAATCGTATTCTGTGCATCACGTTGAGCACAGAAGTCGGAGAAGTCTTGACGGAATGTGGTGGTCATGGGGTGTTCCCTTGATTACAAACGTATTATAGGGCATCTCAGAGTGGTCTGGCGATGCCCTGTGACAGTTATTCAACTGGTTTATGATTCAAACCTTCAAACTTTTCAATCTCATATCCTAAGGAGATTGCCTGAAGAATAATATTATCATATGAGTGTGAAAAAAGAGGAACTCTCAATTGATGAATGTATTCCTCACAATCTTCCGCAAGAAGTTCTTTATCTTCATGTGAAAGATAGTTTAAGTCAATCATGCCACTGCTCCTTCTGGTATTTCAACTTTTTCGGGTTGCTTATCATCTTCCCACTGATTCATCTTCGTACAAACCCATTTGTTATTAACACTAAAGATATAAGCATATTCTTCATTATTTTCCTTTTTCAAGAAATCAAAAATGTCATCATCATAACGAGGAGCATTGTCTTCAATAGATTCTCCTCGTGAAGTGTAATACAGGGGACCAACTTCTGGCAGGGTTTCATTGCTCCAACCAGCATTGGTATGAAGTGCGGAGATATTACCTCCATCAATCAAATCACGCACCTTTTCTACGGTGTCATAATGATCACGCAGAATGCGACCATTGAATTCGGGATATCCATCCCAATGGCAGTAAACAGAAACGATGCTGTTGTTCTTGAGTTGGATTCCGATGCGGGAACGAGTGCCCATGAGGTGTCTCTCGATTACCTAGTTATTATAGGGCATGAAAAAGGGGGCAGTGATACCCCCTGTGCCACTTCTTCAACTGTCATAAAGATATTTTTCAATCACTGTTTGTTTGATAGGTTTAAAATCAGTTAGAACAACATTATAGGTTTCTGGAAGAGGATCACACATTCTTCTATGCAGTTTGTCATGACACTCACGACACAAGCACCAACATTTTGATAACTCTTCGTTTATTTTTTTATAAGACCAAGATGAAAGTGAAGTTACAGAAGATTCTTTTTCTGTTGGATTAATATGATGAAATTCTATATTTTTTTCACAACCACAGAATAAACAAGGTCTTTTTGAATCTTGAATATATTCCCATCTTTTACGTTTTTGCTTTAATTTAGTTATTTTTTTAGATGACCAACCAGTTACATCAATACCCAAAACTTGCATAATTTTTCAGTCATCATAAACTAAACATTCAGGTGCATCAGGATTAGCATCACAGTAAAGTTCTAGTGATGTGGGATCATGATTATCTTCAGGATGATTTTCTTTATACGTCTCAAGTGCTTCCAGTTCTTCTTGAGTATGACGACGCATTTGTGGAGAAATGGTCGAATCATCCAAAATTTCTTTATCTTTTTGAATGTGTTTATCGATGTTTTCCATTGTTTTGTAGTGTGATGATACTATTTATTTTCTTGTTTTATTTTTTGTACAAGATAATTAGCAAATGCTTCCATTTTTTCAGGATGAATTTGTTGGATACCTGCCTCTCTTACTGCTTTTTCAATGCTGAAAATTTCGTTTTGAGTAAGATTTTTTCCTTGCGATGGGAGGGTCATAAGTTTCTTTTGCTATACTTAAATTCTATCAGAAGAATTCATTACTATCTAGAAACTTAATATTTTCTTTGGGATTGGGTTACAGAACTCAATCTTTATCAAACCAATTGCCAAACATTCCAGAGTCTCCAGGTTTACGACTTTCCAGTTTATCAATCAGAGCATCAGCACTAATAAGATTATCAATTTGCATAATCATATCTGCAATATGTTTTGCGATAAATGGTTTTTCTTGACGAGCAGCATATGCTAAAGCATTACGAAGAGATGACTCTGCTTCCTTTAGACTGGTTTCAACTGATTCAGATAGTGCCATTACNATCCTCACATTTTTGATANAAAGTTCCGTTTTTATAACAAGACTTTCCAGGTTGATAGTATTTTACCACAGGTGTGGNTGTTTGTCTAATATTACACAATTCACCTTGCTTTTCAGCAAAGTTTTCCATACATAAAGATGCAACGAGGGGTGCAAGAAGTTTAAGAGTATACATTAGGTTCCAGGAGTCCACTCAAAACCACCATTTTTACGGATTTCTTCTAGTTCTTTAGTGTATTCCGCATCAAGTTTGGCACGTTTTACCTCATAATCTCGATCTTTCAGTTCAAACTTACGAATCTGTTCTTTACTATATTCATCTGGATAATAAGTTTCTTCCCAGAAATCAACCCAATCTTTTTTAGTTGCCTCACTTACATTGGGAAATTTTTCTCCAGTGGGAGTATAATCCCACCCCTCGTAATACTTTTTTTCTCCCATCACATCATTAAAATCAACTGGACGATGACCTTTCAGAAGGGAAAGAAGTTCTACACTTTTGGTAAGATGCTCCTTGTGATACTCCACACTATCATCTACACACTTCACAATAGTGTCATAGATGTCTTGTGGTGTAAGATCCTCACAGTTCAGAGCATCATTCACCCAGTTATCAAGTTGTTCAAGAGAATACTTCTTGTAGGAAAAGTCAGAACTCAAGGGATTTGGGGTCATCGAGGTAGTCCTGTATTGCTTGTTCCATAATAACTTGGATCTCTTTGGATGTCAACCCATTTAGAAAACTCCATCGTGGATCTTCTTTACTCCACTCGATAGAAAAAGATCCATCCTCATTCTGTGAAATTTTCAGACTATCATCAGCAGTCATCACAGTTTTCCTCCTTATGCTTCTTTCGAATCTTTTTTAGTTCTTTAAGTTCCATCTTGATATTCTGATAGGCAGTTTCAGCATCAATCTTNCCACCCATTTCCATGGCACAAATCATATCAACACGAGTGCCAAAATGTGATAATGCTTTTTCGAAACAATCTAAGTCACCGTACATCGTCTTTGGTCCATTTTTGTGCTGTCAGAATATCTATGCGAGCATCTAAAGAATTCCAACACTCATAGAGTGCGTTAGATTGTTCAATGCTTTCTTCTTCAAGAATAAGAATACGATCTTCAAGTTGTTGAACTTTTTCAGATAAGATCTCAAGGGGAGTTGGTTCATTAATTCCCCACTTTCTAAAAAACCAATAAGGATCCTGTTTCATAGTTTTCCTCCTACTGTACCTTCATGCGATACAGATTTACAATCTTTCCATCCATCTTGAACGCCCTTTAAATAAAATCTTGTTCCATTAAGACATGATTCTTCAGTTAAAGCAGTGATAATACTTTTTCCGTTCTTATCAAAAGATTCCCAAGTTCCCCACTTTTTTTGTTCTAATCGAAAGCAGTCATCAATCCATTCTATTTCAGTAATTTCTATGTTATCAGTGTGCAATTGAGTCATTTTTCTTTTTATTAAAACCAAATGGGAGTGTTTCTTCAAGTTTTAGTTTTAGTGCAACACCGCCGATTGCTTCCATTACTTTTAGAATATCTTCTGGTTTAGAATCTTCACCAAGCTCTTTGGCAACATACCAGTACTTAGGCCAAAATTCTTCTCCTGCTTTTTGATAGTCTTCAAGTGTTAGTAGTTTCATTTACCAACTCCATAATCAGGTGCTTTTGCTTCAAGTTTTTGAATTTCTTTTAATTCATTTATGTTATTTACGGTGTCGTGAAGTTTTTTTAGTGCTTCAATGGTTTCCGGAGTTTCTTCCCAAGTCCATACTTCACCACCTTTGCCAGTAAATTCCCTTTTAGTCATGATTGTAAGTTTTTATATACTGCAGTAATGCTCATGTTACCATGTACATATCCAAAATAGATTATAACAAGTGTTGAAATAAAAAGCAACCCTAAAATAATTACATTAGGTAAGGGTGTCGATAAAGTAAGTCCCTTTGCGAAGTTTGTATCGTTCAATGTGCTTGACTCGGTGTGCTTCGCATTGAAAGTGACAGACTCTGTGCTCTTTTCCATCAGTATATTCTAATCGAAAGGGGAAGGATTCAAAGGGAAACATTTCTTTTTTAGATAATTCTTTACGTTTAGGTTTTAATTCTGGTTTTTTTCTAGTAGTAGGTTTTTTTACTGCCTTTGGTTTCCTTACAGCAGGTTTTGCTTTGGTTGTTGTCTTTTTAGGTGTTGCTGCCTTTGGTTTCCTTATAGCAGGTTTTGCTTTGGTTGTTGTCTTTTTAGGTGTTGCTGCCTTTGGTTTCCTTACAGCAGGTTTTTTCTTATTCTCCGAAACCTTTGGTGGTTCTGCTTTTTTTCTGGGCATTTTTATCAAGAATAGTTACAGTACATCCATGCCAATTTCTAATTTGCTCAAACCAAAATGATCTCATTTGCTCATAATCATCAAAGATGATAGATTTACCCTCTTTAAAGTCTAACCTATATCGATGACGATCATAAGGTTCATCTGAAGTTTGCTTAAAATATAGAGGATCGGATGGTTGAATTAAATTCATAAATTTTTAGTCATATTTGAAAAAACTTCTTGTTGTTTCATATGCAACTTAACATAACAACGACACATATTTTTAAGGTACTCTATATCGTCACATTCTTCAACCTCTCTAGAAATTCTTTCATACTCAAACATTTTTGAATGAGTTTCTAAGGTTATATCCGATGGGTTCATTTTTGAATGGTGCAAACTACTATTTACCTGATCGTCTTTAATTTTAAAACAAACAGAATTGAACCATCCCATTTTACGGGAAAGTTTAATTTTTGTATGTTGAGAATGAACATCTACGTCTTCAACAACATACTCTCGACCTATGATTAAAATAGATCGTGGATCATCATTATTTCCCCATCGAATCTGGTCAACAGAACATCCAATGTATTCTACAATATCCCCTTTCTTTATTCCCATGGCACTTTCTTCTCCAATACTCTACGAATTTTTTCCATAACTTCTGGATCTGGTGGAGAAGTGATACGATCCATTAAATGATCATATGCTTCTTCTGATACTACAATGCGTTCTGGCGGATAAGAACCTTTACCCCAGAACTCTTCAAACTTATGTACATAATTCATATGATCCCAACCATGATTGAGATTTAACCAGAAATCAGAATATCGTTGGTGATCATCCATTCTCCAATCATCATGATTGATAAGACGATACCAATACCAGAAAATTGTGTATTTAATCGGTTTTAATCCGATTATCCACTTATTTAAGAAC